TAAAGAGAAGTGCCCCACGAACGTGAATTGGTGTTCCTTTAACATAAAGATCCGAAGAAGATGAATATTTCTGAACGTCAGATGCGGAACGAGGAAAAGAAATTTCTTCAGGTGACAACTTCTTAAATTTATTACGACAATTATCGATAAATTGAATCATATCATCTTCACTTCCACTCATCATAATGTTGAAAGATTCTTTCAGCATCTTACGACAAGGTGCTGGAGTAGAAGACTTAATTGCTTCAATACCTTTGATCTTAAGTTTAGATTCTTCATATCGAACACCTTCACTATCCCAGACACGAAGAATATATCGTTTCTTTGCAGTCCAAATACCACGCTCTGCGATACATTCTCGTTTCATAAACATCTTTTGGTCGTAAGCGTTTACATACTCCGCCAATTCTTGGTAAGAACTTTCAATATATTTCTCAAATTCCATGTTACAGACCTTATCAAGGAACGAAACAATGCTTTGAGTAGTTTTCTCTCTTCCCTTGAATACACTTTCAACCAAAGGGCCCATATTAATATAAAGAGAGTCTGTATCAGAAGCAATAACATAATCTTCACCTTCGGTTTTAAGAACTTTATTGAAATAGGAATTCATCTTATTCATAATCCACTGAATTGATACTTGACCGGATAGAGTAATCGCTTCAGCATTTGCCAACTTATAGTATCGAAAATACTGATTTCCAATTGCACCATAAGCAGAGTTGAGTTGAATCTTACGTGCCATCTGAATGTTATTGCAGCGGGCAATTTCTTTAACTAACTCTTTGTTTTTAGTCTTTTCATACTCTTGCTCCGCCGCAAGCATCTTCTTCTTAAAGATTACACGTTCATTGTAAATCTTCTCCATCAACTCAGGAAGAAATCCACGAACATCCTTACGGAACATTGCTCCGTTGGCACATACGGCATAATCTTTATACATTTCAAATGTAAGATCCTTGTTAAGAATTTTATCCACATTTACTGTCGGATGTTTCTCATCAAGAAGGGTTTCCGGAGAAATATTATATTGCATAATTAAATGAGGATACAGTGAGTTAAGGTCAAAACTCACAACCCAATCATACATTCCAGGAATAGGTTCTTTTACATATGCGCCAGCATACTTTTCATCTTTTCGTTCCCTATTTCTTGGGGGAATTACAATATTTCTCTTTTTCAAATATGTGTAGATAATATTATCCCACATACGAACTTGATAAAAAACATCAGCATAGTTCACTTTAGCGTCATATGCCATTGTCAGCGCAAGTTCGATAAGTTTCATCTTATCTTCAAGACGGTCAACAAGTTCTACGTCAATGATATTATACTCAATAAACTTTTGCCATCCTTTAGTGTAGAAATCTTTAAAGGTATCAAATTCAGAGTGGTCCAGTTTTTTCTGTCCGAGTTCTACCTCAGCAATATAATCCAAACGATAAGATTCCTGAACCTTATAAGTAAACTTCTTATAGAGATCCAAATAGTCAAGTTGAGTTAGACCACCTACATCAAATGTAGTATGCTTTCTTCCATTGATGAAAATCTCACCTTCGGTCACAAGTCCCCAATTAGAAAAACGCTTCATTAGTTTCTCACCAAGAACCCGATTCAGCCTTTTGCAAATATAGGGAACATCATACAACTGAATGTTCCATCCAGTAATAACATCAGGAACATCAATCATCCAATAATTAATAAAATGACTGAGAAGTTCATATTCAGACGGACAATGATGATAAGTCACATCACTACGAGTATTATTAAATGGTTTGACTCCCCAGGTAATAATTTTTTTCGTAGTGTAATCCTGAATTGAGATTGAAAGAATTTCCTCTGAAGCAGACTCTACATCAGGGAATCCCGCTTCAGAAGCAACCTCGATATCTAAAGTTACAAGTTTGATTTTACTAATATCAAACTTAATTTCATCCTCTGGATATTTTTCAGAGATGTATTGATAAATGTAACGATCATTTCCGTAGATTTCAAATCCATCCACATTTTCATATTTACTATAAAACTCACGACAGTCGCGAACTGTTCCCGGTTTTACGGGTTCAACTGCTTCACCACTTAATGTTCTATACTTAGAATCCTTTTTAGTCTTCACATAAAGAGTTGGGAAGAACTCATCTCTTGTCTCAAATCTTTTACCATTTTCTACTCCACGAACCAAAAATTGATTTCCAATCAATTGAACATTAGTGTAAAATCTCATTCTTTAATCAAATCCTCATATTTCTCAAGAAGTGTGGGAGTTGGGTCGGCAAGAGTTAAAATCTTATCCGAACTCATCATAAATGTATCTTGTTTTGTATAACCACAAAGAAATGGTTCTAATGTTTTATCACTCCTAACCACAAATGGTTTAAGTAATTTGCAATCAGGTTCTCCAATATCAGCACCAACTTCCTCAATCTGACTCACTAAAATAAGACTGTTCATCAACGCTAAAACTTTGATCTGACTCTGCTGTTTTTGTTCCATCGTTTAAAATGTTTTCCTCATATTGATTTTTTAATTTTGGCAGTGGATTTACTAGAGTTACAACCCAATCAGTAGGAACTCGAATTTGTTTATCTGACGTAAAAGGAATCCACGAGTATAAATTCACATCAAAAGAGTGTTTTGTTTCTTCTTGATTATTTTTTGAAATGATTTCAAAATCTTTAATTAACACAATCTGTGGTTTGTTAAACAAATACCCAAAAACCCTCTCATCAACTACCATTTCTTGAATGTCAGATATTACAGTTTCACCCGACTTTAGAATAGCAAGTTTAACAGTCATTTTTACTCCATACCTAAGAACATTCTAGCAATAAAAAAAGGAGGAGTCAACCTGGATTTTGCCAGGTGCTCCTCGCGCCGACGATATTCAATTATATTTATAGATAATCTCTACGTTTATGATGTTCTGGAACAATCCTACCGAGAGTGACTGTCAAAAGCCCATCCTCAAAATCAACTGATCCAACTTCCGTGTCATCAGAGAGAGTCCAGGAACGTGTAAAACTCCGTTGAGCCAGACCTTTGTGAACGTACCTAGTGTCCGTTTCTTTATCTTCTTTTTGGCCTTCGATGAAGAGTTTACCATCTTGAGTGTAGACATAAACCTCCTTCTTTTTAAATCCAGCAAGTGCAATTTCAAGTCGGGATTCTACATTGCTTACTTGAACTAGATTATAAGGTGGATAGTTAGAAGTTGTTTCGTGAATCTTAAAAATACGATCAAAATATTCATCCATACCAATTGTATTGCGATTAATTCTTTCCAGCAAAGCAGGAAGATCCGCAGACTGATATTTCATCAGATTAGTCATTATGGTAGCTCCTTTAAAAGCGAGTTTGTGTTTTGTGGACCCTTACGGCATCCAATACTAATTATACAAGAAACTAAAAAAAGAGGTATCGGTAAAACCGAACCTCTTTTTAGGGTGTTCCGACTTTTGTAGAGTGCCGCACGAATGGCACAGAACTATTTATTCTGCTTCTACCGTCTTTCCTTTTTTACCAATGTTATACTTCTGCTCTAGAATCCAATCCCCCTTATCCTTATAAGAGAGCACTTTAATCTGATTAAGTGGTGCAATATCAGTCACAGAATCTTCCTTTACGACTGTAATCAGCCCCCAATCAGCGAGAAGACGTGCAATGCGATTTCTACGCTGTATATCATTGACAGTTAGATTGGCGTGTTTACCGTCAAGAGCAAATAGTTCTTTAAAGTGAACGATAAAGTATCTACCTTGCTTATGAAGAATGTGGCAAGATTGATAGAGTTTTTTCTCCTTTCTCGATGCAACTCCGATGCGCGTCAAAGTTTCACGAACTTTCAGAAAGTCATCAGGTTCATTAAGAATTACCTCCACCATTTGGTCTTGAGACCAATCAACAGTAGGTTCTACCGTAGTAGTCATTTTGTTCCTCCAATATCAAGTCGTTTTTTAATGAAAGTAAGTTGTTCTTTTGTCAGGATTTTCAGTGCTTGAGATGCTTTTTCATTACTATAACCATAGTATTGCTTTACACATTCTAAGTCTGCGATTTTATCCTTACGGAGCCAGGGAGAAAATCTCTTCCTTTTCCTTAGACTATTTAGATAAAATGAATATTGCATATCTTTATCTAGTTGATGCTTCATATTCATTTCATTTGCAAAAAGAACACAATCAATATGTCCCGACAAACATTTATTGATAATATAAGGTGGATAATCTTTAATATCTTCCGACAAATCTTCTTTTGTAAAATTAATTGAGTTCAACCAGTCCTTCAATTCCATAATTAAATAGCAGTAGTTCTTTACGTTGTTTTTGATCCCGCATATATTCACCAACCGATCTCATTGTATATGTAAGGTCAAACTCAGCAGCGTTCCAGTTCTTGAAGCGATCTTTTACAAGTTGATCGGAATTATAACTAACTAATTGATCCATATTGTTAGTATCGCAATCAGCAGCAAACTTATCGTGATCAAATCCTTTATGCATTGATCCCTTACGCCCATAGAGATTATCCTTAATATCATAAGGAGGATCGAGATACATAAAAGCACCTTTGTTCCCATCCATCAGATAATCGTATGAATAGTTAGTTATACGCCAATTAGCAATTAACTTAGAGTATTCTGGCAGTTTTTGAATTCCTCGCAAAGAAAAGTTGGAATTACTTGCCTGTTCTGAGAAAGATGAACTTTCTGTAAGACCACTAAAAGAACATTTGTTAACAATATAGAAAGCGACAGCACGATTAAAGTTCGTTTCAGACTCATCATTGATATGCTCCTTTGATTTTAGAAAGAGTTCCCTTGCAAGTTCGGGAGTATTATAAGCAACTTTACAATCAACCAATTCATTCTTCAGATCATTCCCAAACATCTGGAGTTGTTGCCAGAAGTTTACAAGAGGTTCATAAAGGTCATTTACCCAAATATCCAGATTGGGATACTTCTTTGTGACGTAGATTGCAACACTCCCACCACCAAGAAATGGTTCGCGGAACTCATCATAGTTGCGAAGGTCGGGAAAATAAGGTCCCATCTTTTCACAAGCACGGGATTTACCGCCAGGGTAGCGAAGAGGAGTTTTTAAAGATTTCATATTACCACTCATCCGATTCATCCTCCCACTTATAAAGTTCATCTACAATTTCGTGATACAGTTCTTTTACTTGGTTTTTAGGAGCAAGAGAAACATTTTTAGCAATATACTCAACATCTCTCTTATCAACAATAATTTTCAATCCAGATTTTTTAAGATTTTTTTTAGGATCAAAATTTTTAAGAGCATTTTCAAAAGATACAATGCCAAAATGGCGTTGAGTTTGATCAATCAAAATCATTTCATCAAACTTTTGTTCTGGAAAATAATTGTTTACATTCCCCTGAAAGTTTTTAAGAGTAATTTCTTTGGTATTAAAAGTTCGATCAGTTTGAAATAACCCATCAAGACCTTTTGCTTCTAGTCGCCAAACTTCTTCATTTACTTTAGTAGTAAAATCATGACCCAAAGAATCATTTAATCCAACATATACTAAGTTTTTGCTGGTTTTTTCAATTGCCTTTTCAATAAACAGTGCTCGACTAAATTTTTGCCCACCAAACCGAAGACGGCGAGTGTATTCAACTACACCCATAACCATTTCAAAATCAAATTTAATTTCAGTTTTCATAATAATTTACTTAAACTCAACCTCACACATAATTTCAGTTAATGCTGCTAGAAGGTTAATTTCTTGATCAGCCACGAACGCACATTGATATTGATACTTAGCAATAACAAGAACGGCAGCAGGGATAGATTGGGGCAGAAGGCAATCATAAAGAGCGTCATAAACCCTGCGAAGAATGACAGTAGAATCGTTATCCAAGTTGGAGACCACCCACTTTCTGACTTCAGTAAAGTTTTTTTCTTTGAGGTATTTGATAAGTTCATTTACAGAGATGTCTGAGAAAGATGCAAGAATGCCCGCGTCAATTTTTCCTCCCGTAGAGTATCGTTGGCATTCGTTGAGGACCCTACGAAAATCTGGGAAGTGTTTTGTAACAAGTTCCGCAACGACTTTTTCATCGTACTCAATCCTTTCTGCATCCAAGATTGATTGAAGTCGTTGAAAGAAAGATCCTGCAAGTTGAACTCTTTGCTTCCCTTTGATGGTGAAGTCAATGACGGCACATCGGGAGTGAAGAGGTTCAATAATTTTGTTCTTGTAGTTGCAGGTGAAGATGAATCGGCAGTTGCTATAAAATGCCTCAATATTTGCCCGTAGTAAGAGTTGAACATCTGAGGTTGTGTTGTCACTCTCATCCACAATAATGACCTTGTGCCTACCATTTCCTTGAAGTGATACGGTCGAAGCAAAGTTCTTTGCTTGGTTCCTGACAGTATCCAAGAAACGCCCTTCGTCGGATCCGTTGATGACATAGTAATCTGCTCCAAGTTGTTCGCATAATGCTTTCGCAATCGTAGTTTTTCCAATACCAGGAGGACCAGAAAGAAGAAGGTTAGGAATTTCTCCCTTTTCAATAAAATCCAAAAAGGTTTTTTTAGTGTCCTCGGGAAGAATACAATCCTCTACCTTTTTTGGTCTCCACTTTTCCACCCACAAAAAATTGTCACTCATCAATAAACTCCATTCAATACATTCCAAATACTTCGTTGGTTTTTACCCATAATATCAGCAATCTTTCTCTGAGACAACCCTTGCTCCGAAAGATTTTTTATTTCTTGTTTTACTTCATCCTCCATTTGAGGTCTTCCTTTTTTTGGTTCTGGTCTTCCTAAATGAGACCTTCTTGTGTTTTCTGAACGAGGCAACCATCTCAAATTTTCAACTTTATTATTGGTTTTGTTCTCATCAATATGGTCTATACACCAATCTTTACCTTTTGGTCTTGGTTCTCCCCAACATTCTACCACAAGTTGATGAAGTCGTTTTTCACGAACTACAACATATCCATCTCTTTTATCAACTCTCCCAATAGGTTTTACATTTAGAATTTTACCACAAGCACTTACATAAATGTCTGGATAAGTTTTTGACTGTTTGTAGGTAATTCCGTTTAATTCCATTAGAAGAGCAATAACTATTATTATTTATAATCAAACGACATTTAGTGTAGTTTGGTATAATCTTCAAAATCTCTTGGTTCAGTATAAGGGTCTTCGCAACCAGTATAGGCATACATTTTGTCATTCATCTTATACCAATCGTGGTTGAGACAATACCAAAAGGTCATACAATACCAATCATAAAATCCTAATCCTTCTTTATCTCCTTCAAGAGACCACAAGATAGTTTTCTCTGGAACTCTCAACCAGTTCTTCCAGTAGTCAAATATCATTCGTGTGAGTTTCATAATTTAATTTATCCACGAAGGTTTTCTTTCAGGCATACGAAGATAGTTTTCAGACACCCAAGGCTTGGATGCAATATATCTTCGGTATGCTTCAAATGTATCAATAGTTTCGTCAAACTTCCATTCCTCGGGCATAGCACGAGCAAATGGAGTCACTTCTGTAATCTTGCCCTTGGGAAACAAATAGTATGCATCCACAAGAGTTTTATAACAGGAGTGAGTTTTATTATACCGCAGGCAGTATTCATCAGACAAGTTCAATCCCCACTTGATTAACCAGTAGGCATTATGGATGCTCTCTAGTGCCCACTTGGTACAGGGATGATTGCGGAATGCTCCTTTCTCGGTCTTATAGGGGGTTCCATCTGCCTTAGGGAGAGTGCCATACCCATACCCCCACTTGTCAGAAGCAACGATAGAGAGCATCTGACAGCACTCTAGGGGCATCTTGACAATATGCTTGTCGGGGAGACAAATGGCACTCTCAGCGGGCCAGGGAGAAGTGACGAAGATGTTCATCAACCAAAAGTAGAATCAGGCTCCAGAGCAATATGATAGGTCACATCGAACGAAGTATTCTTGAATCGTGACAGAAGTTTACGAGAGATAACCACTTCATAAGAACCAGGGAGAATCTTGATGTTCTCTACTTTGAAGTTAAAGGAGAACACTTCATCAGTTTCACCAACAACCACGGAGAAGTCATTGGAAGTATCGTTTTTCTTATCACGAACAACCAATTTCACCACACCTGCTTCACCAACCACAGACAAGTCAGGAAGTTGGTAAACAGCAGCAGCCTTAAGCAGTTTATCAAGTTCTTTGGTATCAAGAAGGAAACAAACATCTTCAGAAGGAAGAGAGATTTCTTTATCAGGAGGAGTGATGATTACATTAGGGTCCGCAAAGAAATACTTGGAACGAGACTTACCTTCTTTGATGACGACATAACCATCGTTCTGGAAATCAAGTTCAGCATTCTGATGGAGATTGAGACCATTCAGAAACTGGTTCAAATCATAGATGCCAAAATTCTTAGGAAGTTCTTCTTCGATTGTTGCCTCTGCAAGAATGTTCTTCATCACAGAAATAGTGCGAAGAGTGCTTCCCTCCTTAAACAGAATGGATTGATTGATGGAAGAAAAGTTCTTCAGAAGAGTCAGAGTTTTGTCAGAGAGTTTCATAATATTCAGCGAAATTCAGAGAGACCATTATCTTTGCGGGTATAGTGCCCATCAAAATGAAGCAGAAGCATAGCATAGTGAATCACTTTAAGCAAATCACGCTTATTGCGTCCATCTTTATCACCATAACGACTTCCATACTTAAGGATATTCGCTTGACAGAATCCAGCGGCAAGTTTCTTCGCTGCCATTAGATCAATTGTTTGGATGTCGGCGTATCCATCTTCGTCACCACAGTAATGTCCGTGGTAAGTGCTAGTCACATAGTCCTCAACATCTTTGAGGATTTTATCTTCGTTGTATTTCCAGAGATGGTTTTTAGGTTCGTTCATACTCACAGGTTTTTTTTCAATTTCAATCATGTCGTTTGAATTAATCGAGAACACATATTCGGTTCCATAGGGGTGCTCATCCATAATAAAGGAAGAAGATAGTTTTATCTCCCATTATTCTATCAGAAAGGAGTGGGTTGGTCAATATTTGGGTTGTAATCTACTTGTTCTGTAGGCATTTGAAAATCTACATCCACCTTATCATAGAGTTCGATGAATGCTTGCTTAGTTTCATCATCGAATCGTGCAGTGCAGACATCAATTGCTTTTGCTTTGTTACCAAAGATGCTATAAGCACGAACAATGTGAACCAAACGACGGGTGCTGATGATTTCCTCAATACCACCATCGTAGAAGGTCTTGCGGATGATATCAGCCCAGTCCACAAGGCGCTTGCAGAAGTCGCGGTCTTCCACGCCAAGGTCCAGAGCGATGCCTTCCAGGATCTTCTGCTCGGTTGCAGGGGCAGGATAGGACTGCTCGAAGGTCACAGGGAAACGCTCAAGGAATGCCTCGTTGAGCACGTTGGTGCCGATGAATCGTCCATCATCAGAACCTTTACCCTTGGTGTTTGCGGTAGCAATCACGTTAAATCCAGCAGCAGGTTTTACCCAACGACCAATCTTTTTCAAGAAGACACCTTTACCTTCAAGGATAGATTGGAGACACAAAATTTTGTTAGAAGCAAGGTCGATTTCATCCAGAAGAAGAATAGCACCACGTTCAAGTGCCTCAATAACGGGTCCATTGTGCCAAGCAGTGTTTCCATCAATAAGGCGGAAACCCCCGATAAGGTCGTCTTCATCAGTTTCAATCGTAATATTTACACGGATCAGTTCACGATTAAGTTGAGCACATGCTTGCTCCACAGAGAACGTTTTACCATTACCCGAAAGACCCGTAATGAACGTAGGATAAAAGAGACGGGACTGAATAATTTTTTTAACATCAGCAAAGTTACCAAACTTGACGAAGGTATCATCTTTTTCAGGAATAAGATTTTGCTCTACAGGAGGAACCACTGCGGGTGCTTGGAAAGTACGTTCGATTTCTTCTACCTTTTGTTGTGTTACTTCAAGATTCCATTTACCACGACCTGTTTTAAACTCATCAATTTTCTTAGTTACTGTTTGATAGTTTGCATCATTCAGATTACACCATGCACGAACATCAGCACTGGTAATGTTATTACCGTACAGTGCCTGAAGAGAAGTTCGGATGTAGTCGGAGGAGAGTGCCATGCGTGTTTCGTTTCAACATAGTCATTATAGAGCAAAAAAGGGATCTCAAGGACCCCCAGTGGACAGTTGTTCAACTGTCCATCATGCCACCAAAGAAATAAATTCACCAAGAACTTTCTTATTTAGTTTTTTAGTTTTAAGAGATTTGACAAAAGCAGATTTGATTTGTGATTTGGTTGCATCCTCAGCAACTTCAAACTCAGTATCTTGAGAAAGTGCTGTAGCAGATAATCCAAAATAAGCATCATAACCAGAGTTGGTGATAGTGAAACTACGCAGTTTCTTCCAGTCACTCTGGATTTTTTCATACTGCTTATCAAGTTGAGAGTGATATAGTTTGATGAAATTGTAAGCACTACGGCCCTCAAGAACACGAATACCAATAAAGTTCATGGAAGAAAACTTATCCTTGAGGTTCCTAAGAAGAGTATCGGTAAAAGCATGATAACCATGATCAACATTATATGTTGTTCCAAGTTTACGATCACGAAGGAAAGTATTTTCGGGATGAACATAACCAGTCCCAAGGATAGGATTGTTCGAATAAGAACGATGAACCTCTTTATGGTAAACAAGTTGACTTGCTTCACCATCAGTCAGAACAATGCACTGAACTTTCTGGAGTTTATTTTCTTTTTGAAACTTAGGAAGAATTTGATGAAGAGAAATCAATGCCTCATTTAGAGGAGTTCCAGAAAGACACAGACGATTTGGATATGTATATGGAGATTGATAAGTTCTATCAAAACAATAAGCAAGACGCCAAATATTGAGAAGTTGATTCTCAAGTTCCTTACCAGATACTTTACTTGTAAGAATATTCATCATAGAAAATGTTTCATCTACAAGCAACAAACTTTCTTTCTTTTCGTAGTGGGGGGTACGATCTGCAGGAAGAAACTTATCATTTTCATAATCATATTCCGCACGACGCCACTCGTTAGTGAATGCATAAACCTCAAAAGGAATAGATACTTTCTTACAGAACCAAACAAGATTGAAAAGTTGCTTACAAGTATCAAGCATCACATCACACATAGAACCACTCCAGTCCAGTACAAACACCAGACCGTGATTCTTACCATCAGGAATTACAGAAACTTTTTTAAATAGGTCTTCGTTGTACCTGTAAGTATGGAGACGTGCAGTATCAAGAACTCCAGTGCGAGCAGTTGATGCGCGAGCATACTGATCTGCTGCTTTACGACATTCAAACTCTTTCACAAGATAATTCACTTCTTTCTGCGCAGAAGATTTAAACTTCTTGAATTCCATATCAGATTCTTTATAAAGATTTACTGGAGTATATCCTTTCTCATTTGCATGACTATTATGAATC